TTATAATATTCGCGAACTTACCTTGATTGCGGAAAAGAAAGAGATTGAAATTAATACCAATATTGATGTGCAATCTTTTGAAAGTGTTGATCAAATTGTTAGCAGTCAAATCGTAAACATTGATTCTGATCAGTTTGATAAGAATCTATTACTGAACATTTATAATAGCCTATGATAAAGATTAAAGATTTAACAGTTAAGAATTTCATGAGTGTGGGTAATCAAACCCAGGCTGTAAACTTTGATAAAGAAAATCTAACACTTGTCCTTGGAGAGAACTTGGATCAAGGCGGTGATGACAGCGGATCACGTAACGGTACTGGTAAAACCACTATTGTAAATGCATTAAGCTATGCGTTATACGGTAATGCGCTCACTAACATCAAAAAAGACAACTTGATCAATAAAATCAACAATAAAAATATGTTGGTTACACTTACATTTGATAAAGACGGCACTGAATATCGCATTGAACGTGGGCGTAAACCCAACGTGTTGCAATTCTTTGTTAATAACCAAGCACAGGATACAGAAGAAACTGACGATGCTCAAGGCGATATGCGTGAAACGCAACGAGATCTTGACGACTTGTTGGGCATGAGTCATGATATGTTTAGGCACATTGTTGCGCTTAACACTTATACAGAGCCTTTTTTATCTATGAAGGCAAATGATCAGCGTGTAATTATTGAGCAGTTGCTTGGTATTACCTTACTCAGTGAAAAAGCTGAAGGTCTTAAAGAGATGATTAAGACTACCAAGGACAATATCTATCAAGAAAATGCAGATATTGAAGCCGCAAAAAAGTCTAACGAAAAAATACAACAAAGTATTGACTCATTAACATCTAGACAAAATGCATGGAACAATCAGCACACTGAAGAAATAGAAAAAATAGCAAGAGCCATTGTAGAATTAGAAAATGTAGACATTAATTCTGAGCTGACCAAGCATAATGACTTGAAACTGTTCGAAGAACAGACAGCGAAGCTAAAAAGCCTAAATAAGGAACGGGCCACGTTAGACAGCGCGACAGCGCAAGCGGAGCGAAGCGTAAAAAAGTACGCTGACGAGCTTGCTAAGTTGAAAGACAAAAAGTGTCACGCTTGTGAGCAAGAACTACATGATCACAAACATGAAGAAATGAGTAACACTGCTCAACAGCATTTGGCAGAAGCACAAAAGTATTTGGACAAAGTTAACAGTGACTTGGCCAAGATCATGAAAGAAATCAAAGGCATTGGTGAAGTGTCTGGACGTCCCAACACTTATTATGACTCTGTTGAGCAAGCACTCAAACATCAAAACAATCTCAAGACACTGGAAACGCAATTAACAATCAAAGCAGGCGAAACGGATCCTTATCAAGAGCAAATTGACGAACTACAGCACACTGCCATGCAGACTATCTCATGGGACAATGTTAATCAACTGAACACGCTTAAAGATCATCAAGAGTTCTTGCTAAAGCTGTTGACCAGCAAGGATAGTTTTATCCGTAAGAAGATTATTGATCAGAACTTGGCATATCTCAACAATAGACTTACATATTATCTTGACAAGATGGGATTACCTCATACTGTAGTGTTCCAAAACGATTTAACTGTTATTATCACACAGCTGGGGCAAGATCTTGACTTTGATAACTTGAGCCGTGGTGAACGCAATCGTTTGATACTAGGATTGAGTTGGAGTTTCCGTGATGTATGGGAAAGTCTATATCAATCAATTAACTTGTTGTTTGTTGACGAGTTAGTGGATAACGGTTTAGATGCCAGCGGAGTTGAAGGCGCATTGGCTGTACTTAAGAAAATGGCACGTGAACGCAAGAAGAATATCTTCTTGATCAGTCACAAGGACGAATTGATTGGTCGTGTGAACAATGTTCTCAAGGTTATCAAGGAAAATGGCTTTACAAACTATGCCAACGACTTAGAAGTAACTGAATAATGAGCAAACGGGTACCTCCATTAGATTATCAAGACGAAGAAACGCATGAGCGTCTAATGGAAGCCTTTAGGCAATATTTCAAAGCAAATCAAAACTGGATCAACAAAGGCACAAGACGGGCAGGAGAAAATATGCGTTACTGGCTAGCGCAGATTCGTATCATTGCACGTGAACGCAGAGAAAAAGTTCAACAGTACAGAGTACATTTGGACGAAACCAAGGCTCAAAAGAAAGGTGACACGGCGGAATGATATGCTAACTACTGCATGTCATGGACTTATCAAAACGAAATTGTTGAAACACTGCCCGAAGATTGTGTTGGTTTCGTGTACTTGATAACAAATGTCATCTCTGGACGCAAATATATAGGCAAAAAACTAGCCAAGTTCGCTAAGACCAGCTACAAAGTAGTTAAACTTAAGAACGGCACTAAGAAAAAAAAGAAAATACGTAGCAAAGTCGACAGCGACTGGCGTGATTATTATGGGTCAAACCTGGAATTAAACGTGGACGTATTGAAATTAGGCAAAGAAAACTTCACAAGAGAAATCCTATATTATTGCACAAGCAAGGCGCAATGCTCTTACATCGAGGCCAGAGAACAGTTTACCCACAAAGTTCTAGAATCAAAAGACTATTATAACGGCCAGATCAGTGTCCGTGTACATGGTTCGCATATACTCAAAGGCTAATAATTCAGGCCGTTTAATCGCCAAATAAGCCCGCACAGGCGTTGATAGTGTGCCCTGAATCCGTTCTGATGTGTGACGGTAAGGTGTATCTGCTTGGCGACAGACCAGTAAACTACTACCCGCAAGGATGCTGATGGGATATGCCTATAACCCGTTTAGTTTATGAAACCCAGTAAAAAAGGCTAAAAGAGGGAGAAATACCCACGGCTTGATGTGTGTTAGCGTATATATTAAGACCCGCCGTTGTATAAAGACTCAGCTCGAGGTACCGGACAACCGCCTCTGTAACTGCTGTAACGCTAGTGTGACATGTTCAACTCAGATAATGTTTCATTTTTGCCCGCCAGGGCAAAGTGTGACTGAACAATCTAGATAATATTTAAACTGCTTCGCAGTTGATTGTGTGCTACTGTTGAAAAAGAAAAAAAAGTTCGAGCGCAAGCGATGAACAGATGAACGTAGTTCATCTTGATAGTGTATAAATATGTCATAATGGAAAAATCTCTATGAAAGTGTTGGATGTTATTTTTGAAGGTGCCGCAGGTGAAACTGCTGAATATGCGTGGAAGTTTCTTGGCAAACAAACTGCCAAGGCCGCATTTGGTCGTGAAGTGGCCACTGACATAGGCGCTCAAGTATTCAACACTTATACCAAAAAAGGCATCAAAGTGCCCCGTGCTGAACTGGATAAAATGCTGGACGAGCGCATCAGCAAGAGTCAATACAAGAACGATCCAGAATTTATTGAACAAGTTGAAAAAGACACAGTTGGTTATCACAACAAATTGTACAACGACTGGAAAGCTGTCAATAAGCCAAAACCCAAACCTAGAGAAGAACCTGATGCTCCTGCGGTGTTACCAGCACACATAAGAAATCAAGCTCGTAAAGCACGATCATCTTGGAAATCATTAACTGCAAAAGGTCTATGGGAAAAAGCCTTATATGCTTGGCAGTTTGCAGACATCTACGAAGCAGTAAACCTATACTGGAAACAAATGGACTGGGCATTGGATAAACTGTCAGTTGGCCCAGATGGCATTGCGGAAGATGGCAAGCCTGGATTTGACCTTGAAGCATTTCACGATTATCACAAAGAAGTTTTAGCAGTACTGTTTGCACAATTAGTTGCAACTTTCCCAAGTGCATGGAACAAAGTTCCAGTGTTGGGTTGGGCCAGTGCTATTGTTTCCAACAAAGTTACTGGACTTGCTGGAAAAACTTTATGGTTATCATTCTTGGATGCACATAAGTTTGGCGGTGACCTCAGTGTAAGAAACTTCATTGACAACTTTATGATGTGGCAACTCAATGCCATTCCTATTATTGGTCCGTTGCTGTTCAGCGACAAAGTCACAATTGCCAGTGTGATTGGTCAACCACTGGTGTGGACTGAAGATTTAATTAAAAAAGAATGGGTCAAGTTTTTAAAAGCAACTGCTTACAAAGACTCTGACATTCCTGCTGGGTTATTGCCAACTGATTATCCCAATCCAAACAATCTAGCAGACGCTGAAGCAGAAAAGAAAAAACAAGCTGGAAAAGTAACACCAGCTGATGCTGATAGCCAAGCTGATAATAATCCCACCAATACAAATACTGCTGGAAAAATGTTGCCAAATAAAAATCCCAATGGTGATTGGGAAGACATGGGTAACGGGTTTGAAGTTAATCGCATGAACAATCATGTGCGTGTCAAACGATATTAACTTATAACAGAGGCATGTTTGATTCTTTGGTTATTTCAATGTTTTCATTGATCACAGCGTAGATTGCCTGTCGATCTTCGTAGCTGTAGATGTGCAGTAGTTCATTTACTGTTACACCTCCCCGCATGTACCAACTGATTCTAAACAACTCTTGTTTAAATTCTTTGGCCTGTTTGTCCAGCCTAACTAGTTCTTCAAGTATCTCTTCGGGAGAGAATCTAATTAGGCGTTGTCGAAAAAACTAGAGTTATCAAGCTCAATATAAATCTTAGACTCTGCTTCACATTTTTCACATTTTGCTGGCCATGTGGGCATGTCCCAAGCTGTTCTGTTGTCTTCAACATGTTTTTTGAGTTTTTCAAACACACTCTTGTCACAATTTTTCAGCCACTCTTCAATATAAACTGTATCAGTAACCACCTGATCGCCAACTTCAACAGCTTCCACACTCTTTGAAAATATTTTCTGTTGAGTTACTGACAGTTCTTCAAACAATTCTTTGAACAATCGTTGTTTTTCAGTAACATCTTCAATTTGATCTGCTTGATTTAATTTTTGTTGCAAGCTGTAATTTTCCAAACTAAAATCGTTGGATTCTTTAAATGTCAACGGTCTAGTTTTAACAGTTAATCCATCCAACACCAACTTGTGATTGTAATGGCAATTGCCATAATGTTCTACAACATGATTTAAATCAATGTCAAAATCATTTTCAGTTTCACATTCTGCGCACGTTTGTGTTACTGACAATTCATGTCCGTAAGTGGCAATCCGTATAGCGGCATACACTAGATTGGTATCCAGTGTGGTCAATGACCAAGCATCTTTGATACTGGGGCAACAGCTTTGAATTAGTTTAACAGTGCTTTCGCCGGACATCAATGCATCAGGAGTCTTTAAAATAATTTCATCCATGCCAGTCATGCCATAAACTGGCATATTTTCAAAAGTTCCTGACAACGACTCTGGGCTATTAAAAACACCCTTGCTGGGCAATGTAATATAAATTTTTGGTTGTCTAAAAAACTGTTGTAAGGGATTTTGGGACATATCTGACTCCTGATAAATATAATGTATAGCTATTTATATACGCATATTTTTGGGGATTTTTTTATGGCAGAGTTAGATTACGGACAAATAGCAACTAAGCTACTTGAAGCAATAAAAGAAGCTCTAGGCAACAATTCAGAAGCCAAGAAAGCCGCTTCTCCAGTTGCTGCCCCAACTAGTGATCCGTTGGCAGTGTTTAACAAAGGCACTAATGATTTTATTGGAATGCTGACAAAAGAATTACCACAGCTTGCTACTGGGTTTTTTAATGTGCGGGATGCCAGTAATGCCGCCAAAAACAGTTTAAATTTTGTTGCAGAAAGTGCTGCCAAATATGGCGGCGTATTAGGCAAAGCGGCCGCCGAAAGTTACAAATTGTTAGATGAATATAGAGACATGGCTAACCAAGCAAACAAGGTTGGTATAGGCCAGTTGAACGCGGCACAGTTACAAGAAGAAGCACAAAAAGCAGGATATAAAAACGGCAAAGACTACCTTGAGCAGTTGGCCAAGACCGCTGGCAATAGTTTAAAAA